TAGCAGGGTCGCGAAGAGGGTTGCGGTTTGTAAATAGTCCACTGAAAAATTCATTACTAAAAATAGGTGCCCAATTTGTATTACCCTTTGGCACCGCACCGGCTTGGAGCAAGGCATTTGACATTATATTAATCCTCTGGCCTGCTTACCCTGATTAACCTTTAGCCCTATCATACTTTGGTCTGCAAGTAATGCATACCAATTGCCCAAGAACACGTTGCGCTCAATTTCATCAAGTCCCTGCTGAGCACTTAATAGAGTAGCTACAAATTTTTGATTTATCTCTGCAAATCTAGAATCTTGGTTGTAGAAGTACGCCATAGCCAAGAACCCATATTGAAAAATGTGTATCAATTTATCAGGGATAATAATAGGAGTAGAAAGATTAGTAAGCGGCACAAACGCCTTCTGATATGTAACCTCGACCTGATAAGTATTTTGAGCGTCTGGAGCAGTCAATACTCTAAAAGTAATATTTCCCTTTTGATCGTCATTAAATACACTGAGAAACGAAGGCCGTCCAGGTTGAAAGCTTTTTTCAAGGCTGCGCCTCAACCCTAACTGAAAAATAGGACCATACGAATAAGCTATGTAAGTCCCAGGAGGATCAGACACTACCACACTTTGAACTGTAGCTGTCTCAATGAATCCAAAATCAGGAAGGGGCATAGGATAATCGGTAAGAGCTACGGGTACACTTTGAAGAAGAAAATCTATGTAATTTCTGTTCCATTCCCAAGTAAAAGGAGGGTCTAGAATAGTTCCTAACAAATTATTGGCGTTTGTCAAAGCAGGTTCAAGTGTAGCATCAGTAAGCAAAAAATAATCACCTATAAAAGGCTTTGCCCATTCAACGATCTGTCCTAAAGTCTTAGACATTATAAAGACCCTCGTTCCTGAAATCCTTGTTGCACTGTTGGGCCAATACTTACTTGATCTGACAGGGTTGTATACCAGCTAACCAAAAAAACGTTCTTTTCTTGAGCGCTAAGCCCCTGCTGAGTTCCTAACAAAGTAGAAATAAACTTTTGATTCATTTCTCTAAAGCGCGTATCTTGATTATACAAGAGAGCCAAAGAAGCAAAGCCGTATTTAAAAATATGAACTAGCTTATCAGGAATAGGTAAAACTTGGCTCGTAGAAGTCAAAGGAACAAACGACTTCTGGTATGTCACAATAACAAAATATGGCTGATCTGGTGCTGCACTTCCTACGCGAAAGGTTATATTACCCTGCCCATCGTCCATGAATACCGACACAAATCCCGGCCTGCCTAATTGTGCAGTTTTATCAAGATTTCTCCTAGTCTGCATAGCATAGATATTTTGAGCGTCGATTGGAGCACTGTTAGGAACAGTAAGTGAGCCTGACTCAATAAACCCAAAATCACTGACAGGTTTTATATAATCTGTTAACACATTCTGACAATAAAAAGATACAATGTTTCTATTCCATTCCCAGGTAAAAGGAGGACTAAGCATTGTGCCTAGAATAATGTTAGCATTTGTAAGGGCTGGCTCTTTACTTCCTTTGTGAAATAAAGACAAATTCCCAAGGAATCGCCTAGCCCAAGGAATAATAGAAACTAATGTAGTTGCCATGGATCACCTAAACAGGAAGGCTTGTCAAACTAACCATAGAAGACAAATTAACATTGGCCCCAGTAGGCTGAGTAAACTGCCAAGTAAGCGGTGCTTTAAGTACTGGTATTCCGTTAATGTCATAAAGCTTAGCAATGTAGTATGTGCCTGCCGGAACCAACTCTGCATTAGACCATATAGAAGTCTTTGGAGCATTGCCATTTGCATCTAAAGTTATAATTATAGGGGCTCCAGCAAAAACAGTGCCAGGAGACACTTGCTGAGTAGCATCCCAAGATAATCTCAACTCTAGTTTTCCATTAGCGAGGGGAGTTCCATCAGGATACTGAAAATTACCGTTATACACCTCTATAATATGGATACCCTACACATTCTTCTCTTCTACTTACCACCAGAAACCTCTGATGTTCCATTGCCCTTAAGATTCATGGCTAAGAAACCAGCAGAATAGCACCCCAAACCGGCATCTTTAATAGATGGAAGAAACGCCATTACCAAAAGACCAGTTACAACCAGGGTTAACCCCAGGATGTCTCGCCAACGATCATCAATAAACTTCAACATAAATCCCCCTACGAAGTCGGAGTAGCATTTGCTATGCTAGACGCTGTACCTGAACCGGCGTCATTAATAGGAACAACCATGAAATAATACTCCGTTCCTGATATTAAGCCTGTTATCGTAGCGCTAGTAGCCGTTCCTACGTTACCAAACAAAGTAGTCGGAGAAGAAACCGTTCCATAATAAACGTTATAGGTGCAATATGGACAATTAGCACTTGCGTCCCAAGTCAAACTAACAGAAAGAGAACCTGCTGTAGCCACTAAATCTGTAGGTGCATCAGGACCAGAAACAAGATAAGGAGGTACAACAAAAACCTCACCAGAGCTATTCTGGAACAATTGCCCAGGAGTCATACCATCATTTTCAGCATCAGATATAGAAGCATAAACAGGAATAGTAAGAATAGCCAAATTACCTTGAAATACTCCACTACCTCCTAACAAATGGCAATCGACATAAGCAATTTCCAAAGTGCTAGAATACCCCGCGTTAGTCTGAGCATAGAGAGATAAGAATGGCTGCTGCCTTCCGTTAGCCTGAATAATCAAGTGCTGAACTCCAAGCGCCATTGGCATTGCTTGCCCATTTCCAACGTTCCATGAATTAACCTCACCATGGACAAACAATATAGGTGAGCCTGTGATAGATACAAAATCCACAGAAACGTCGTAATAAGCGCCAGCCACTAAAGGAATAGCGGCATTAGAAGCAGACTGAGATAGCAAAGAAGGTGCAGTTCCGTCCCAAGATGCTCCACCAGAAGAAAATGACCAATCAGACGAGCTTGTAGTCCATTTAGAACAAGCCGCTCCAGAACATCCTGAAAAATTGTAATTAGCGACGTTGCTATTTGGATTTTCCTTAGTCAAGTCTGGATTAACCTGGGCTACATCAGGTCCAAGAATTGTAGTAGATGGATTAAACCCACCACTACCAATATTAGTAAGAGTGTTATACCAGCGGCCAGTATTTAAATCAAGGTTTCCTGCAATGTCAATTACTGGCTGTCCTAGATAGCCTCCAGAGAAATTTCCAGTAATTACAGGCCCATGAAGTTTATTATTAGTAACCACAAAAGTAGGAGTAACGAAAGGACCATTCGGAGGAGAAGGCTCATTTATCTCTTCTCCATCACCAAGAGCAATATCAACCGGCAAAGGCACAGGCCCTTGAAACACATTACCATCAATAATGCAAGTACCAGTGCCAGAGTGTACTCCGTCACCAAAAGCGCAAGCCACGCCTATAGTACCAGCAGGCTGAGCTACAGTAGAAGTTATAGTGTTGCCCCTGATATTAAGCAAGGACGGAGGAACAGCAGGAGGCCAAAATTCATCTTCTCGATAAGCAAGAAGTGCATTAAAGGAATTTGAAAATGGATAAGTAAACTCAAACTGATTTCCTATAAGATTAGCTATAGGGGTTTCAAAAAACACTTGAGCTAAAACATTGTTAAACTTATTGTTATTAAAATCCCTAAATGCAGCAAACCCAAACGATCTAGTCAAGGTGCCGGGAGCAGTTGGGTCAAGGCTAGTAAAGTCGTTGTTGTCAACTTTAGTATCCGTACAATTATACAAGTCACCATAAATAGGTGCCATTGGAAAAACAGAGTTATCCTGCGTAACATGATTTCCAGAAATCAAAATACTTCGGCAAGAGTGAAAAACAGTAAGACAACCATTAGGGAAATTATGGCAAGTATTGCCTACCATCTGTGAGTCAAGTGTGCCTTCAAAATCAATTCCTACATCAGGACCACCATAAGCAAAATTCCCTGTAAATAATATACTTTTTCCATAGGCTCCCCAAAAAGAACAACCCTCACAAACATTATTCTCAACAGTCAAGTCTTGAACCATCCTAGGTGCTGTAAGATTATCAAACCCTGTTGAATAGCCCACATCAGTTAAATTTTGAGGGCAACTAATCGTAGGAGGGCATGGAATGACCGGAGTAATTGTAATCTCTGAAGCACTAACAACACTCGTAATAAAATACAGAGTAGGAAAAGGCAAAGCAGGAGTAGTTTGATACATTTGAAGGGTGCTTCCTACAATAGGAGAACCCGGAGTAGTATCAAACGGGTCACTATCATCTGTCAACACACCACCACTAGTCGTTGTCGTAGCCACGTTGGTAAGTGTAGTAATATTTTCTCCACCCCAAAATTGAATGCCTGTTGCATAGCCAAAAATATAATTTCCAGACGCCTGACCACTCTTTGTAAAAGCATATTGAATGCATTGATCGGCTCCCTGGAGACTATAATTATAAGTCGCTTCAGCTATAGTCGCAGGACCACTAGTAATCTTCATTTGTGTTGAACTTTGTATAGTTGTATTGCTCAAAGGATAACTAACAGAGCCAATTTGAATTGCTCCTAACGCCCATGCCGTATTAAAAGGCTGTCCTGAAATAAGAGTAACAGTAGCCGTCCCACCTGCATTAATAACAGACACAAGGCCCGTAACCATAGGAATGCCTTGCTTTTCAATGCACTTGCAATTAAAAACTCGCACATTCCTAGAAAATGGGCTAGCTCCACCAGACCCGTTAGTATTCATAGAAGGGTCTGCAAGATACATGGGAATCAACTGGTCATAAGTATATGGAGTCCTATTAGTATACAATAATCCTATACCAGAATTTCCATAAGGAGTAATTGCAGCATTGCTTATAATGCCTGAGTCTTCAAGCAAGAACCCGTTAACCGCTACAAGCTGAATAGCATTATGATTAGTTGCTCCTGGAGTATCGTCTCTAAACATAACCCCACGAAAAGCTTGATTCTCACCAGAAAACTGCAAAATCCAATCAGCATTGGTGCTTGTAATCTGAGAACCATACCCCTCAATATTCAATCCGGCCTCATTAAAGGTTGGATAGCTATTTACAATACAATTTGATCCAGCAGGAATAAGCACAGTAGAATAAGGACCAGATATCGCTGCCGCAGACGCCGCTGCCATAATTCCAGGACCATCATCCGGCACTCGGGTTACACCGTCACATATAGAGCCATAAAGCTTAACATTAAAATAGTTCTGCCCACCACCTGTAGGACCGCCGCCCCTAAAAAACAAGGTTCTAGTATCAGTAAGGCTTGTTACAGCAAGCTCTGATGTAACAACAAGGGCTATATGCATATTTGATTGGTAGCCAACTATACTTACCTCGGGAACACAATTAGTTGCTGAAAGGTCAATATAGTTAGTGGTATTATTTGTCATCGTAAGCTGGCCACCTGCATAGAACACATCTCCCCCACCACAATTTGAGGTTCCTGGTCCTATATTCACTCCCAGGGAATCAGGAGGTGTGTCTTGAGTTTGCGGCCAATAGCCGGGAGCTATACCATTCGTGTATTTAGAATTAGCTGAGTATAAAGTCTGGCCCATACTCGCCTGCGGCTGCTGCCCGAAGACAGGAATAGCCATCAAAAGTGCAAACAAAAGCCCTAAGATTTTCTTTTTCATAATTCACCTATCCAGGTAGGCTCGTAAACTGAAATGCTTTAGAGGCCCAAAGACCCCCTTGCATACCACCACTATTTATTGACAATGCTCCTGATGCAGTAACCCAATTCGATGTGCCACCAGAAAAGAAAGCAAAAGAAGGTCCACCATTCTGTTCAGGAAAGCCAACAATAAACCCAGTAATTGAGTTTTGTGTTGGTGCATTATTATCAAGCAAGAAAATATAAGCAGTTCCAGATGGTTGAGAAAAATTACCATTAAGATTTAAGATAACAGCATTTCCCAAAGCTGCCCCTCCAACTAAGTGAAACAAAGAATCACCAGGAGCCGCTATAGTAGAGCCGCCCAAATACATATTAAACTTGATGTCTGACCAAAAGTTATGCTCAAACGAAACAGCGCCGCCAGAATCTTTTTGAAACCTAAACCCCTCATGACAATTTTCAAAAGTCATGTGGTTAAAAGAGTGGCGCTCAGACCAAGACGTTTTATTCTCTAAAAACACCCCGGTATTAAAATCGGCTAGTTGAACGTTCTCAACTAATATGGCACCTGTATCAATCATATAAATTCCTACGTTCTGCCGACCTGTACCTCCTGCCGGTGCTCCCATATTACCTTCAAGAACAAGATCACGAATAAAACCATTCTGCTGATAACGATCAACGTAATTAATAGCCAGAGGTATAAGAGATACACCAGATGGAACATTACAAGCAAGAATACTAGACTTTCCACAACCTTGAATATTTACAGACTTACTATTAATAGCCGGAGGAGTCTCACTAATAAGAAAAATGCCAGGAGGAAGAAACAAGGTTCCTCCGTTAGAGTTAGCATACTGAATAGCCTTAGCCCATGCATTTGTATAATCACTATCAGTTGACACTTTAAACGTTGTAAAATCAATGTATGGGTTATTGCTATATGGGGGTATAGTAACTGTAGTTGACATTATATTTCCTCTGCTCTCCTACGAAGAATCTCTTTCTTTAACTGATGATTAGCACACAGGGTTTGGAAGCCTTCGGGGTATAAGTTTTTCCTAACACGAGAATAAAAATATGCCCCGCCTTTACCATGTCCTTTACGATCCTCGGCCCCATCGTTGTTTACGTGGTCTAAAGTCAAAATATCAATATCAGTAACTTCACATCCGGGCCAACAACATTGAAGTTTTCCATTAGATCCATAATGAGAAAGAACATCAATCTTAACTCTCATCTGGTATTCACGCTGAACTTTCTTAGCTCTTTCGGGATTTTCTTCTCTCCACTTTCTAGCTCGTGCATTAGCTTCTTTACGATGCTCCTCTGTATATTTCTTTTGTTCAGCAGGGTCTTTATAAGGCATTAACTTCTCCTATTTATAAAGTAGATATCAATAACTTGGCCCATACGGCATCGCAGCGTTCGGGTAATATATATCTCCGCCCTGAAGTACAGATGTAGCCGGATACATAATACTCGCGTCTCGTGTGCGGTCCTGAGACTCCTTTGACTCAATCAAAGACTTCATCCAAAGATTAATAGCGTCCGAATGCTTTGCCCTTATCTTAGGATCTGTGACTGATTGATAGAAATGTGCAACCATCCCGTCCATAAATGAAAGTGCATAGTCATCAGGAATAGGGTCAATGAACTGAGTCATTGCAGTAATCATAGGAGGACGACGTTGATACACAGGATGAATCTGGTAAGGAACTCCTGTAGCTGGGGGAAGAGGCAAAAGCCTGAAACCAAAATTCATCGGATTAACCGCTGTCCATACCACATTATTTGGAGGAGTACCGTCTACAACCGTAGTAGGAATTACAGTTGGGTTTGCATAGCTTGGATAAACTGGATTCAAATTAGTCAAGAAAGGATTAACCGGCCCTGTAGTTCCAAACTGTGTAAGAACCCAAAGATTACCAAAAGCATCACGCACTTGCAAACGAGGATTTTGAGGAGTAACAACTACTCCAACCATACTCAATATAGTTTGGTTAGGTTGAGGGTTTTGAATGCCTCCTGTACCAATTCCACTAGCTCCCCAAAAACCATATTGAAGGTCACGATTGTACATCACAGCCATCTGTCCCGGCCTACCATATTGGTGTGTTGTTTCAGGAGCATTCTGAACAACTTCAACAGGCCAAATAGGTCGAGGATTTGAAGTATTGTTTATTTCCAGTAAAAAGCTGTCCTGTAAAAATGCAACATCCGAAAGATTAGTAGCATAGTCTTGCTGCCAGCTATTCGTAATACCTATAGGAAGTGTCCTACGATTGAATAGCCACTTCAAGCGAGAACTTAAAAACTGCTTCATAACCGCATTAGCAACTTGAATAACTTTTTTAACAGAGTAGCCAGCTACAGGAATTGAAGAATTAAGATCAGCAAAAGTTTGACAATAATCCAAGCAATCCTGAATTTGAGTAGTTGAGTTACCTATATTAGTTGCAAAGCTAATTGCAGGAATAACTGTCCAAACATTAATAACAGCAGTTAAATTTACATCAGAAGCTCCCAGGTATATATTATTAGCGTCGGCTGGCTGATATTCCCACATACTTCCAGGGCTGGTCATGGTAATATCAACTTTGACAGGAACAACACCTAAACCATGGTATTGTGTAAATTGGCCTGGGTTAATAACTGGAGAGGTAACATTAATTGTAGTAAATGCTGGTGCAGCCATAAATCTCCTATGTGTCCCAATAGCCAGCCCAACCAACTACCGGAGGCGGGGGTGCTAACCATAAAGTCAAAAGGCTTAATGCTTGAAAAGCAAAAGCAGCAAAATATATGGCAGAGGCAGGTGAAGGACCAAGAGCGTCTACTTCAACAGGGGGAGACGGTGGGTCATAAGAAGTATCAGACTCCAAAGGTTCAACTGTAACATTAGTTAAAAGATTTACTAAGCCATGATATGCAATGTAGTTATCAAGTCGCGGCCCAGGGGGAGCATAGACTGCCATCATAGTGAATGGCAATGTAGGCATTAAAATTGTGGGAGAAGAAAGTGAATCCATAGATGTAGTGTGGGCAGAACTAAAAATAAGAAAGGGCCAACCCTTTAGGCTAGCCCTATTCTGCATACCTATGCAGTTGCTTTACGAGCTTCAAGAACTGCTTTAACAGAAACAATCTCACCCTTTTCATTTATAAACTTAAAGGTGACAGGGATAGGAGGTCGAAGACCCTTGTGGGCCAACTGGAAGATACGATTGAATTCTTTAGGATTTTCTTCCTGTTTAACTTCAAAACCACAACGAATACAGCGAAAATACTTTTCATCAAGAACAGTACTCTCTAACTGATATGTGGTTTGAAGACCATCGCCTCTAAACAATCCTTCCAAACCTTCTCCACCCTGAGTATGGTTGCAATATGACTGTTTACGTCGGGTATTCTCTTCCAGCCGCTTTGCATCCTCAACTGAGTTCTTGCGCCTTTGAGCCTCAGCTAGCCTACGCTGGCGAGTTTCCTCGTTCTTAAATTGCAAGTCCTGCAACTGAAGTTTCTTTTCTTCCAGGGTAGCTGCGGCAAGTTGTCGTTCTAACTCTGCCGTCTCTAATGCTAGCCTGTCGATTTCTTTCTGTGTAGTTTCACTAATTTGCTGTCTTACTGCCTGAGAGACATTCTTCTCCTCAGCCATGGTATTTCTCCTTTGGGCCATTCTGCCCTATTTAATTTTACTGCAAACCAATCTTAAGAGACTGGCGATTCTTCTTGGTGCGCTTGCTGTGTGGTGTTCTGTGGTGTCCTTTACGATACTTTCCAGAGATGTATTTCTTACAAAGTGTTCTTGTCAACGCCGCTGTGGATTACTGTCCTGCCTTCCAAATCACTTCCAACGCAACACATAGTAACCTCTCCAAATCCAACCGCAAATACATTTTACTGTATCCCAGGCGTTATGCTTTCTTAACTCCCGGTGACACTGTGGGCACTCTCGGACCCATTGCATGTAAATCATTTCTGCTATCAAAATCCTGCTTCAACAGAGTCAATTGTTTCTTCCACTGATGATTGAAGCACAATGTTTGATAACCAACCGGATAACCTGCGCGTCTCAACTTGCGATAGAGGATAACACCAAAATTGCATCCTCCAGCTCGCCTATGCTCTGTTCCTCCACCGTTCACATGATCAAGGGTGAGCATATCAAGATCAACTATGTCACACTCAGGCCAAACACAGCGAGGAATAGGGTTGAAACTATAATGGGCTAGAACTTCCTTTTTCAAAACTTCCCTTGCATTACGACGAGCTATTCTCGTAGAAGCCAATTGCTCATAAGTCTTTTGAGTTTCTTTATTGTACCTATGAGGTCTTTCGCGATCATACTTTCTTCGTGCTACTGGGTCTTTTAATGGCATATTCCCTCCGATAAGAGAATTGGGAGAGCTAGTATCGGCTAGCCCTCCCTATTTGTGAGCCGGTGTAATTAGCTCAGAATTAGTGTTAATAACCTTAGTAATACCTTAGCTAAGATTACTAGTTGCATCAATCATCCTCAACCGAGAGATCGTATCCGGGGGGAGGGTAAAGACAAGCTTCACATTGTACGAGGCCCAGCCGCCGATTACCCTCGTAGGATCGCCAACGCTAGGCTCTGTCGGCTTCATAATCCAAACCTTCATATTGCTCCAGTCACCTTCACCGATCTGAGAATTCTCTTTAACTCCAAGAGAAATTCCAATCACGGCCTGATGACCAAACAAATAGGTTCGGTATGCAGTCGCAGCAGACGATAGATAGCTAGAAGTTGTGGTAACGATAGGACTCTCGTAGAATCGCATTCCACCAAATTCCAGCACAGGGGCAACGTGGTCCTTGCCATCCCCACCAGGAAGCTCAAGCAAACGATCCAAGCCTTCCTTGGTGTGTTTGTAGACGTCAACCAAGTCGTTGCTAGGAGTCGTTTGATTCAACGTGTCTCCAATTGACAACGGACTGATGACGCCGACAAAACGGTTTTCACCGGGGTCAAACGGCAGAACTGAACGCTGACGTAGTTCTTGGGTAGCAGCAGTCAAATTCTGGCGAGCTAGAACTGTGCCAGAAGACAACTGAGTCAAGGCAGTCGTATCGACGCTTGACGCACCATTCGCCACGGTGCGAACTAGGGTTGAAATAGTGCCAGCCAAACGGTAGCACATCTCACGTTCCAAGTTCTCCACACATGGATCAATTGCAGTTTCTAGAGCATAGTCACTGACGTTGACATACAATTTTGTTTAGGCTTCTATTGTCTCCAATAGAGCGCTCTGCATATCACTATGCAGTTCGGACCATATCTTCACAGGTATTTCCTGTGTTCTACGTATGGCCTCTGGGGATTTTTCATCTTGATGGTTGGCTTTATAACAACGTTCAACAAGTTCTTGCCGTTTTTCTGGGCACCGAACCCCATTTAACCTAACAAATTCTAATGCTATTTTTGCTTGTTCTTTTTTAAGCAACAAATAAGGAATAATACCAAGTAGAAACTTTTCCCTATTTTTAGCACCACTAACTACCCAAGTATATAAGGTTTTTGATGTTGGATTTCTCTTTTGAAAACCCGAATTGCTTTGATAATAGTTTCCACCAAAATTCCTTACAAGCCAATACATCAATTTTAACGAGGTATTTGCAATATGAATACACAGCTTAAAATCTAAAATAGCCTTTCCTTGTTTACACCTGTATATCCCTATTGTTCCTTCACCGTCCAGTATGCCAGCGGCATAACAGTACGCTTTTCTTTCCATGATGAAATCTTTCCTCCGTCTCTGCTTTCCTTTCAAAAGCCTTTGACGGATATAGTAGAATTTAACGCCAACAATGTTTTATTTATCGGCGTATTGCCCGATTACTGCACTATCAGTGCTAACTGCCGGAGCGATACCTGCAACCACCGTACCTTCTGATGCCTGATTGACGTTAAAAGCGATCCCCAAACCTGCCGCATACATATACAGCCTGTGGTTCTGACCAGACTGGGGCGGCAATTCACGCCTCTCTACACAGCGGTAGAAAGGGGTGACTTGTTTGAGGTTTTGCACAAAGTCCCTATCGAAATAGGTCGCTTGTGCCTGGGGAAGATTGCTCACCAGCCCTGATGTGGGTGAATAACTCATATAAGGATAACCTCTAATAGCGTATTGCTACGCTACTCAGACGAACGCCGCTTTATGGAATTAAGACGATCTCGGAATGCTCTATCGCTTCCGATCTTTCGTTTCAATACCTCAAGGGGCATTGAGTCCACTTGCTTTAGAAACTCGACATCATCAGCCTGATGAGTGGTAGGCGGTGCCTCACCATGCTCGGCAGACATATTTGAATGTCTCGTTCCCCTCGGCCTGAGATTACCGTTCGCTACGTCCGTATTTGCGGTTGGAGCTACAGGTTGTGCAGGAGTGGCCACTTGAGGTGGTGTCTCCTGAGAGTTTCGACTTGTAGGAGCTATTTGGCTCTTAGTTGTCGGCTCTGAAACTGTTAACTGAATTGGAATTAAAATTCCTTTTTCAACGAGATTGTCGTAAGCAATCTCAAGATTGTGTGCTGTGAAACCAAATGTTGCACCAGCAGCCTCGGCTTCTGCTTTCATAACATCCATCTCATCCAACATAACCTGTTGTGAAGTAGGATTCTGAGGAAAATCTGGATGATCAGAAAGAAACTTAGAAACTTGCCTTTTACCTTCCAAAATAGAAGCAGCTTCCGCTTCTTTTGCCATTCTCTTGCGTGCTTGGTCAGGCGATTCCCCAAATTGAGCCTTATATAGCTCAGCATAGCCTTGATCAATTGTGTCGGGGTCTGCAAGTAATCGAGCAATACTAACCTTTTCCTCTGATGTTAAAGCTTTTGGCTCAACCAACATAAAAGTATTGGTAGCCCTATCGTATGTTCGATACTTATCTCGATATTCCTTAATCTTCCTGGCAGCTATGATGTTAAGCTCTTTTAACTTCTTAGACAAATCTCTTAAAGCTTCAACCTCAGTAGCTCCCTTTCCAAAAACCTTGCTAGGTGGTCCTACAGGCGTTCCTTCATCATCTGTAGCCTGCCACTGCTCGCTCACAACAAACTCACGAGGTGCCGGAACGGGCTCGGGGATTGGCACGGGAACAGGTTCGGGAACCGGTGTAGGAACCGGGACAGCCGCCGCATCTACTGGTGCAGACTCTACAGCAGTAGGGGTTGGTCCCGGCACAGTCGGAGCAGCATGGGCCGCATCCCACTCTTCTTTAGAAGGAATCCTTCGTGCCGTCCTGGGCAAAACCTCAGGTTGAGGTGTTGCAACATCATCACTTTTAGTTATATTTCTAGTCTCCATCACGTCCATGACATCCATCTTATTATCCTTCTCCTACCATTCTGTAGGACTTTGGAATTCAGTCTCCATTCTGAGACTGTCGTTCTAAAAAATTTAATCTTGACAACCGCATCTTTCTTCGTGATTCTTCACTATGCTTCTTACCAAAGAAATGATTTTTATTTCCGGTGTGAGATTTACTCATTAACACTCTTTGCTCAGCCGGAATAGTTTTTCCTAAGTGTGCTCTCCTCTGGTTAATCCTTGTTTCCTCACTTACAGTGTGGTTAGCCCCCGCCGCTACAATCACTACCTATCGTGCCACTACCACTTGTTATCGGAGGATCACCAAAGTCAGGAGGTGTATAAGGAAATGGTTGAGTCAAAGGATTCGGGACTATTATAGGATAAGAAATTGGCAAAGGAAGCACCCGCATATCCACGGTTATTTGACCGTGCTTAGGACACTTGAATGTCAACGCCGCTCCTATGCACGCCTTTGCTTTCATCTCATCACAAATACAACCGATCAACTGTCTCATTGTTCTCTCTCCTTAAGCATAGTATCTAAAGGACGTTCTATAATTCTTTTCTGTTTTGCTGTCAATTCTTTAGAAACCTCCTGAGTAGGAACATGAATAGGATTCAAAAGTTTAGCCAATCTATCCTGATTATCTAAAGGATTACCAGACGGAGGAAGCAAAGCAGCTTTAAGTTCCGCCGCCTCTTCGTTCTCAGCCTTAGCCAGTTCCATGTATGCAGAAACCTGGGTCTGCACAGACTTCTGAAATAGATAACCGGCATGAACCAGCTTATGCGCTGCTAATACCTTCTGAGTTTCGGAAGGATCAAGCTGCACAAGATAAGTAATGAACCCTTCTAAAACATTTTCTCCCAAATCTTGAAGCACTTCATAGCCTGGAAGATTAACAACTTCTTCTAGGTCGCGTCGTTGCTCGTCAGATAAAAGTTCATTACGCCAAGAACGCATTGGTTTTTGTTGAGCTGGAACCATCTCCACAGTAACATTTTGATTCTCAGCCATCTCTGCCAATTTGTCTTTGAACCTATCCCACAATTTCCCCATCATTACCTCTTGGCTGCGGCGGAAGGAGTCGGACCTCCAATGATCGCATTAACAGTGCGTTGCCTTACCGTTTGGCTACACCGCAATTACTTTTTAACTGGGGCAGTAGTTCCCGGCCTTATAGGTGCTACAGGTGCCTCTGGCCCAGTTATAACTGCAACTACTGGTCGTTTAGGTGTTGGCTCAAAAGGAATAGTAGCTTTAGGAGCCACTGGCTTAGCAACGGTAGCCGCTGTTGCAACAACTACAGGAACAATATCAGTCGCAGCAAACTGCATAGTATGTACAGTCTGTTTTGTTTCATCATCAACAACTAACAATTGAACCGTATAAGATTTCGCCATCTTATTCTCCCGTTGCTAACTCTTGCCCAAATCCGCCACCTGTTTGACCCGTCAATAGCTCTGGACCTATAGCTGATTCCATAACTCGTCTCAAAGCTATATCTGTTGCACGAGCATCATTCTTTTCCATGTTCAAATCAGACTGTTGTTGACCTTTCTGTGCTTGCAGAGCCATCTTACCTTGTAGCTGTCCTTGCTGGCCCATTTGCGCCATGCCAGTCATGAATGATATTTCTTGTTTGTTCATGCGGCGAATCAAATTCTTGCGATTCGTCCATTCAGAGATTTCCATGAACATACTAACTAATTCAACAGCGTCGATTGTCCATCCTGTCTTATTCAATTGCTGCAATAACTGTTGATTCTCAAAAATCTGAGAAATCAACGGTAGCATCTGAGCCATGCCTTTCTTAGCAGCCATATGCTGAGCAGCTAGAACTTCAAACTTAGTTCGGCCATTCAAGTACTTTTCCATATCAAAGTGCTTGACATAATCTGCACCAAGTTCGTCACCAAGGATTTCAACAATCTCCTTTTCAGGCATCTCCTCATTAATCAACTCGTCTACTGTGTATATAAAAGGCTCCAGAACAGTTTTGACAAAGCGCGAGATAGGGCCTTGTAAACGGTTAGACTGAGCGCTAGCAAGCTGAATAGCACCAGAAGCAGTCCTACCCATACTAGTGCCAGAACCGCCAGTATTGCCTTGAGCCAATCTTTGATCTGCACCTGTAGCCTCCTCCGCAGATTGATTAGCGTTCTGCAACACAGGCCATAACTCGGTAGGAATTCTCGGCATTTCCATTATGCCGAAACCTTTCCTAACATCATCGCCTTCAACTGTAATAATCGCACCACGTCTCAACCTAATATTCTGACCCGGCTGATTCTGAGTACTAGCCCTCAACATAGGAGGATTAACAGCCATGGACAAAAGATTAAGAGCAGCGTTCCTTGTACCTTGGTCAACACGTTGTTCTTGGCCTGCTAGATGGCCAATACCAATTGACCAAAAGGAACGTGGAATCCTCCACCAGTGTGATGAGAAATAATTGATTCTTCCCCAAGGGTTGAATCCATTGCGTAGAACAAACTTGTCTTGAATAACCAATATGACTCGCTTATTAGTTGTATGTTCCGCAACTTTCAAAACATTTTCAAGCGGGTCACCCTGATCGGCACGCCATTCCTCGCGAGCGTGCGTTAAGATCGTGGACGTTGACATGTTCGCTTGAGGCGCATCTGGAGAAGCAGGAGCTTCCTTAGGAGTCTCAAACCAGCTACGAATCGTAGACTCGTCAATCGGAACCCAGCCCTCTTCCCACTTTCCTTTTTCGTCCTGGTGTTCCCTGGCCATCTCAAGCAACTGATAACCAGTCATGTACTTAACATGTATGACGTGCTTTGCCTTGCGAATATCAGGCTTTTTCAATGTGCAATCAACAAGCACATCTTCATTCGGAATATGCTCAATATAAGGAGTCCAGAAATCTGATTCCCTATCATCAACCAAATAGCTTTCACTTTCCTCAGTCTTAAGATTAAACTGGGTATACTTTCCTGAGATAGGAACTTTCTTTCCAGTTCTCTTATAAAGTGGGCGCTGTTTAGGAGAAGTTTTAGTTCCCCATTTATAAATGGCTGTTCCAAACAGAACTGTATAGAACCAACCATCCCAACATTCCTCTTCAAACTCCATCTCTCGGAACAAAGAAGAGAACAAAGAAGTCTTTTGTCGAACAACTTCCTCATCACATCCTGGGGTTGTTTTCAAAAGAAAGAATGGTGATTGAAAGAATACCCCATTCATAACAGCAGGGACTATGCTATTAGTATGCTTAGCAACAAGAAAAGATTGAACATTTGCTTCCGGAGTCGTTGTGCCCTCCCATGTGCTAATTGGCCTCGGTGATTGGTACAATGCATCAATCTCGCGCCAACGCAAATTCCACATCTTTTCGCCCATATACTGCTCGTCCAAGCGCATATCTCTTTTTACAATTTGGAGAGCAGTTTCATCTGAGCACGAACCATCACTCTTAACATCTTTAACTTCTACCGGCCCCGGTTTAGCTTGGCTTTGGTCTTCTATAAGAGCCATGGTTATTCCTCATCAAAACGCATATTTCGGCGTCTTAAAATTTCTTTTTTCCATTGATGATTACAACACAGTGTTTGATAACCTTTTGGAAAATCTAATTTCCTAACTTCCCAATAAAGGAATGATCCTCCACCTTGACCATACCCTTTACTTCGTCTGTGTTTTGCTCCATCATCATTTACATGGTCTAAAGTCAAAACATCAATGTCATTAACTTCACACCCAGGCCAACAACACTGCAATTTCTCATCCTTGCCATAATGAGAAAGAACTTCAATTTTAAGTTCTAACTTTATCCTGTTATTTCTTATTCTTTCACAAGCTCTGCAAAGAGTCCTTGTATAACCATCCTTGCATTTCTTTAACCAAGTATTTCTAGTAGTCATCAAATGACCACGTAAACACTTTTTCATATCCCACCTCCATGAGATATGCAGAGCCGCTGTGGAGGCAACGGCCCTGCATTGGCCTTATTAACCCACCGGCCTCGGGGAAAGCCTCCTACCATCAAAGGTCACAGGAGGCTGATCTAATATTGTCTACTACCGTAGAAGTCTCCCGTTGGAAGTCCGGTGCATGGATCACAAGGTGCTTCAGGCTCCGGCTCCTCAATAGATACTGGTTTAGGAGGCTCTACGTAAGCGTACTTGCCTTGTCCAAAAATCATATCATAAGTAGCTTGCTCACGCATTTGCTGCCTACGCTCAATCTGAGCTTGTTTTTCCTCTGGTCGCTGCGCAGAGATTTGATACCTCAAAAACCTTGATATTGCATCAGGAATATCTTTCTTACCATGCGTAGAAGTAAATTGCTTAATCACTTCCTCTTGAGAAGTGCGCATGTTATTAAGAAAGAATAACCTATTACTTTTATAAAGAGGAACAAGGCCATGAATGCGCGTTTGCTTAGCATTCAATTCTCCCTGCCCTAAAGAAATCCATTCTATAGGTGGAAGAGAAATTCCGCGATGCTCCGCTTCTGCGTAGATATCAGTTTGCAACCATCTGGCTCCTACTGACTCCTCAACTGCCATCCCTTTTGTTTCAGGGTATTCAGCGGGAAGACCAACAATAGTAGAAGGCATTTCTTCTGGCTTAAATCTACCGCAGATGATATCCTTAATCCAGAGTGCGTCGTTATACCAAGCCCCTACTGCGCCAACCGTGAAATCTCTGCCCTTCTTATCTGAATAAGCAAGGTCAAAAATTATCCATGTGTCGGCCTCTACTGGCATTCTAGTCCATTCAACGAAGCACTTTCTTAATCCCTCCGCTGTAAAATCAGACTCGCTTGCCAATACGGGGTTGTTCAAGTACTGAGAAGAATGCGATTTCTGGTCCATCAAAAGATCAGAATGCATAGCCTCAAATGGCCAAATATCAGTATCTAAAAAGTCACACATATCCTCCGTAGCATCAAGTGTTGGAGGAAAGAATTTATTTTTAAGCTCCCCTTCGCCGTCTGGTCCTGTGCCCTTCATCCACCAGGACGGATAACACAAGTACTTAATTTTTCCTGGTACTTCAATGAATCCATAGACCGCCTCATCACCAATACCAAGCTTCCTCATCATTCGGCCATAAGTATCATCATTGTCATAACGAGTGCCTATGGTATCACGAAATCCCCACCAAGGAAGCAGCTTATGGGTGAAGTTAAACCGGCTATAGATTTTGTTAAAAGCCTCTGCTGTAACATTAAGGCTGTTCTTATCAGTATGAATATCGTCGTTCTTCAAAACCTCACAACGCCAACCAGATTGGTTTGACCCAATTGAGATAGCATAAACGCTAGGGTCTTTAATATGCCTGCGAGTAGAATTGAACCATGGATTTTTCCTGGCTGGCGTAGTCCAGTAATCCATGGCACCTTGATCTGACTCTTTGCAACAGTGCTCAGGGAACAGACGATGTAATTTAGTAGGCTTGGCCATTTCGTTCCATATTGGAACCATATTGGCATCTACTCCACCATCCCAACCAGGAACAATAAA